ACAGTTAGTGATTTGATAAAAATTCTTGATACAGAAGGAAATAGATATGGTGGTTCTACAGGAAAACCGAGAATATTGAATTTATCTTTAAATGGAATTTTTGCCGGCAGTATTGAATCTGTAAAGTTAGATGGTTATGGAGATGGGCTTGTTACGGATGTGACGATGGAGATTACTTCATCCAAATTCACAACAAGCAATGCCGACAGGATAAGGAACATGTCGGATGAAGAGTTAGCAAAGTTTCTTATAACTTTTAAGAACACATTCGGTGAAGAATACGAGGGAGAAGCTAGTTGTATGGATTGGCTTCAATCAGAGGCAGAATAGGAGAGAATATGGCAAGGATATTTAGATTTAGTGGCTATTTAGTTTGCGATAGAGAAACTACAGCAAAAGAATTGGAAAGTTATTTTGATACTATGCCCGGCGAATGGTGGCAGCAGTTTCATATTGAACAGTCGGAAGAGTTTACACTCAATGGAGAAAGTAGTTCCAATTGTGACCTTGCATTATTGGCAAGGCATTTTAAAGGTTTTTGTGATAGTGCTTATAATTTTGACCGACCTATTCCACAAAAAGGCGAGAAATACAGACATTTCAAGTTAGGCAAGATTGTTACAGTTATCGGTATTTCAAGGCACACAGAAATAGAGGAAATATCAGTTGTATATGAATATGAGGGACATATCTGGAACAGACCGCTTGAAATGTTTATGAGCGAAGTTGATAAGGAAAAATATCCTAATACGGAACAGAAATACAGATTTGAGTTAGTAGAAAGTGAGGAATAAAGATGAGTGGGTTAATTGATTCATTAATTAAAATGCTTAAATATAGCAATGCAGGATTTATCTCGACTAAGGTAGGCGAGTACACGATTATTGTTACGGATGACGATGATGGAGCCAAGGTGCTTAATGAAGCTTGGGACGATTATGTAGAAGAAAGTGAGGAAAAGTAATGAATCGTGTGATTTTATGTGGTAGGCTGACTAGAGAGCCAGAAGTAAGATATTCACAGACGGCAAGTGGAAGTATGGCGGTAGCAAAATACACATTAGCTGTTGACAGAGCTTTCAAGAAAGATGGCGAACAGGCAGCAGACTTTATTAACTGTATCGCATTTGGCAAGAATGGAGAGTTTGCGGAGAAGTATTTACACCAGGGAACCAAGATAATTGTTGAGGGCAGATGGCAGACAGGCAATTATACCAACAAGGACGGGCAGAAAGTCTACACTAATGATTGTGTTGTTGAAAGACACGAATTTTGCGAAAACCGTGCTAATCAGCAGAATAATAGCAGTAACGGAATTATGGGCGGTAATGCTAGTTCAGACAGCTTTATGTCAATTCCAGATGGTGTAGCTGATGAGGGATTACCATTTAATTAAAGAGGTGTGAGTATGAAAGAAAATGAAGCAATAGAAGCAATACAGTTTGATTTAAAAATAGGCGGTGAAATACATTCTCAAGTAATGCATGATGCTATTGATGTTGCAATACAGGCACTTGAAAAAGTACAACAGTACCGGGAAATCGGTACGCCGGAAGAATTACAGGATATGAAAAGCGATTATTTTGAAGCATTAAGCGATTGGCGTCGATATCGCAAGATTGGGACTTTGGAAGAATGCCGGATGGCGGTAGAAAAGCAGATACCGAAGAAGCCAACCTATGAGGGCGATGGATATGCCCCAGACGGAACGCTTGTATATGATACTTGGATTTGCCCTTGTTGCGATAAGAGATATGAGGTTGATTATGATGATTATGATTACTGTCCTAATTGCGGTCAAAAATTAGATTTAGATAGGAGCGATGAAGTATGAGACTGATTGATGCAGATAACTTAAATTTTCAGGAGCAGCACTATAACAAAAGCCAGATGAAAGCGATTCTTGATTTTGTTGATAATCAGCCGACAGTTTATGACATTGATAGAGTTGCGGAGCAGTTGAAAACAGACTCTTCTGTAAGATTGTATGGAAGCGGCAACAGCAATAATTATCTTATTTCTCTTGAAAAGGCGATAGAGATAGTAAAGGCAGGAGACAATATATGAGATTGATTGATGCAGATAAACTAATTGAGGATATTCACAAAAGAAATTATATCGATAAGGCTTTATCTGAAATACTTGAAACTATCATTAATGAACAACCAACGGCTTTTAGTATGGAAGCTAAACCTATTGATAATTTTGTGAATCCTTTTGAAGTAAAGGCAGGTGGCAATTCTTGAATTATAAAAACATAGCAAGAGCCAAGGCAATAGAACAGGAAAATAAAAAGCGACTGTTGAAGCTGAATCCAAAACTGAATGACAAAAGCGGAATATATTTTTTGACAAGAACTGACGAAAACAATATCTCATATTTTTACATAGGACAGGCGGTTAGGATTATACAGAGGATGTGCGGACACCTTGTAGGGTATCAGCACATAGACCTATCCCTTAAAAAAAGGGGCTTTTATAGTGATGATAATCCTTATGGTTGGAAATTGAATTTTATCAATTACCCCGAATCTGAACTTGATAAATGGGAACAGTACTGGATTTTGGAGTACACCAAGAAAGGTTATCAGTGTCGCTATAATAAGACAGCTGGCGGTCAAGGAGAGGGTAAGGAAAAGATAAATGAATTTAAACCCTCTAAAGGTTATCGTGAGGGCATACAGCAAGGCAAAAAGGTGTTAGCGAGA